AACCGGTCGTGGTCGGTGCCCTGTCCGGGCTGGTTGACCTGCTGAACTCGTTCCCGCTGCCCGTCCTCGCCGGTATCGTCACCTCGGCGACCCTGCTGGCACCGGCACTGCGCCTGGCCTTCAACCCGGCCATCGCCGCCGCCATTGATGGGGTAGCCGCTTCCATCGGTCTCACCGGAGTCATGGCTAACCTCGCCGTCCCCGTCGTCGGGATCCTGACCGCCGCTGTGGCTGGTATCGGCGTAGCCATGGCAACCTCAGCGATATCCACCACGGGCGCGTCCTCGGCTATGTCAACCTACGCCACCGTACTGCAACAGTCCAACGGCGTGATAGACGACTCTGTCCGCAAGACAGCGGCGAAAGCCTTGGTGGACGACGGGGCAGCAGCAGCCGCCCAGCAGTTGGGCATCAACACGCAACTATTGACCGGGTACGTGACCGGCAACGCGGACGCCACCAACACACTGCAAGCCAAGATCAACGCCATCAAGACCGCGTACGACAACAGTTCCGTATCGGTGGACGACTACGGCCGGGTGACCCACCTGGTGACGCAGACACAGCAGGACCAGTACGACGCCGCGATCAAACTGGAAAAGGGACTGAACGACCAGAAGGGTGCGCTACAGGGCGCAACCACTAACCAGCAGCTCTACAACGACATGCTGAAAACCGGTTCCACCGATGCCGGGACACAGGCTCAGGCTCTGCAAACCCTCGCGGGTCAGTACGGTAACAGTGTTTCTGATTACACCGCGGCGGTGACGGCGCAGAAGACCGCTGCGGATCAGTACGATGCGACGACCGCGGCAATGCAGCAGCAGAACGATGCTGCCGGCGTCCTGAAACAGGCTTTGGACAAGCTGAACGGTAAAGCCATATCAGCGGCGGATGCGCAGAACGCTTTCGATTCGTCGCTGGTGAACATGGGTGACCATATCAGTTCGACGGGTAAGAAGATCACCTTCACGACCACGAGCATCAATGACATGTCCGCGGCGTCCGTGTCGTTGCGTGGACAGCTCAACGGGCAGGTTTCGGCCTTGGAAGGCGTTGTCGAGGCGAACGGTGGGTTCACTAACTCGACCGGAGCCGCGCACGACCAGATGGTCAAGATGCGGCAGGCGATCATCGACAACGCGGTAGCCCATGGCGTGAACAGGGACGCGGTCACCGCCTACATTGACAAGATCCTCCAGATCCCACAGTCCGTGCCACCCACGAAGCTGGACGTGGACAGTGCTAACGCTTTGGCGAAAGTCCAGCAGTTTCAGCAGTGGGTGGATCAGCTCCACGGTAAGGCCGTGACAATCACCACCGACTACGTTTCGAACCATATCGATACGGGTGTCCCGAACACCACGAACACGCCGTCAACACCAGGGATTGTGCAGAAGTTCGCGCACGGTGGGCAGGTCGCCTACCTCGCTGACGGTGGCTTCCATAACCTGTTCAAACCACATGGTACGGACACGCAGCCCGCGATGCTGACACCCGGTGAGATTGTCATGAACACATCTGCGGTTGCCTCGCTCGGGGCTAACAACCTGCTCGCAGCGAACCGTACAGGGCAATGGCCCCAGCAACAGACCCAGCAGGCGACGGCACCGCACATCACCGTGTACGTCACTAACCCGTTCACGGGGGAGCAGGTGCAGGCCGTCGTACAGTCAGTGGCGAACGCGGCGATCAGCGGCGCGAACCGTGACGCACGCTACCGGCGCGTCGGGGTCTAAGCGGAACGCCACGACTTCCGCTTAACCACGGCACCATCGGGGCCGAGGGTGAACGTCAACCGGCTCACCCTCGGCAATGCCGCCAACACCGCCCACACCGGGATCCAGAACCCGACCGTCACGACGGTCAGGATCAGCATCACACCGACCGGGAGCGGGATCTTCGCCGCGACCAACACCAGTGTCCCCGGCACCTGTGATTCCACCTTGTACCCGGATTTGAGAAACGGGGCAGCAGCAGCCCCCAGTAACGCATCCTGACTAACCGTTGCCTCGCTCATGGCCTGAACTGTAGCACCCGCCCGCATTTTTTGAACCCTTTGGAGGGCTTGTGTCTGTAACCATTTCCGTCGTCGCTAAAACGGATGCGCCGTGCCCGCGGGTAGAGATCACCATTGCGGGCATGGTCTCCAGCAGCGAGACGGTGAACGTGTGGCGCACCGCGGACGGCAAACGGCAGGCCGTCCGCGGTGGCCGGAAACGGGTGGTGGTCGGCTCCGACGCCCTGATCGATTACGAAGCACCATTGGGCCGGGTCCTCTCCTACGATCTGGAGATCCTGACCGGTGCGGATGCCTTGGTGGCGGTCCCCACCGCCACGGTCACTGTCCTGTCGTCTACGTGGTGGATCCAGGACCCTTTGATCCCCTCGTCCGCGATCCCGTTGAACGTGTCCAAACAGGACAGTACCGCACCATACCTGACGGCGGCCGCGGTGAAGTCCCTCACCTACGGGGCGTCCGTGACGTTGGTGCCGATCCTCGGCTCCCCCAACCCGGTCGCCCTGATGGGCCAACGGCAGGCCGCGTCGGCCGTGTCCTTTGACATGTTCACCAACCTTGCCACGGTCACCACCCAGTTGCGGAACCTGATCCAGCAGACCCCGCTGCTGCTGGTCCGCTCCACCGGGGTAAGGAATGACGGGGTGCCGGGGCTGGCGTATTTCGCGTCCGCGGCCCCGGTGGAGCAACCCGTGACCGTGGCCTTTGGGGGGACGTTGACGACATGGAAACTCTCCGGCGACCTCGTAGCGGCCCCGACGATGAACGTCCTCGTCCCGGTCTGGACGTACGCGAACGTCGCGGCGCTGTGGTCCACCTACCAGCAGGCGCAAACCACGCTCGCGGCGAAAACCTACCTCGATGTCCTCAAATCCCCCTCAGGAGCATAACCATGGCAAAAGTTGATGCCATCTTCGCCGGCACCATCACCCAATCCATTGCCGGGACCGTGTGCCAGAAACTCGACCCGTCCGCCACATTCGTCGCGGTGGTACTGAACGTGATCGACATGTCCGGCACCAATGCGGCGGCAACGTTCCGGCTGCAGTGGTCCGTGGACGGGGCGACGTGGGCGGAGGGCGGCGACACGTTCGACCCGATCACCGCCCCCTGCACCGTGGTCAAACGCTTCGACGTGAAGGCCATGTACTGGCGGGCCGTGTGCGACCTGACCGGCACCAACCCGTCATTCACGGGCTCCGCGAACAGCTACAGCTAAAGGGGGCCCCGGTGCGCCAGATCGACGCCAACACCCTCAACGCGCTCACCGGTTCCCGTGCCGGGGACGGCATCACCGTGTACGCCTGGTACGGCGGGCAGTTGGCCTACCCCACACCGTTGCCGGTTTCGGCGTGGTCGATGGACTGGGACACCACCCGCACCGTCCAATCCATGACCCTGGACGTGACCGACAGGGACGGTTCCCTCGCCCCCTGGCTTTTGGAAGACCCGCTGGGTGTGGGGGGTGCCCGGTTGCAGGTCACCTACCAGGTCGGCGGGGCCGGGACGGTGAACCTGGGCTGGTATCGGATCGCTGAATCCCTGCCTAATGAGACGTGGCGGTCCTACATTGTAGACAGTGCCGGGCAGGTCAACACAGACACGCCCATCCCCAACGGCAAAGCGCTCACCGTGGTTTCCGGCGGTGCCACCATCCGCCTGACCGCGGATGATCTGGGTTTGCTGATCTCCAACGCCCGGATCCTCGCACCCGGCTCACCCCAAGGGCCCAGCCCCACGATTGTGGGGGAGATCCGGCGCCTGCTGGCCGACATCGTCCCCGTCGTCACCACGGCGGGAGTGACGGACCGGGCAGTGAACACCACCCTCGTCTACACCGACGACCGGCTCGCCGCCGTCGCTGACCTATGCTCGCGGATCTCCTGCGACTACCGGATGAACGGCAACGGCCAGTTCGAAATCTACCCCATCACCCCGCAAACCCCGGTCTGGACGGTCAAGGGCGGACCCGAAGGGGCGCTCGTGATGGTGGGGCGGGATCAGAAGATCACCGGCCTGTACAACGTGTTCATCGCCAACGGCACCGGCACCGTCACCAAGGCCGACGGCACCACCCAACAGGTCCCGTTGCAGTCCATCGCGCAGATCACCGCGGGCCCGTTGCGGGTGAACGGCCCGCACGGGAACTACCCCACGTTCTACACCTCCACCATGCTCACCACCCAAGCCGACTGTGACGCCTACGCGGCAACGATGCGGGACACCCAGATCCGGGGCCTAACCACAGACCTTTCGGTGACGTGCCTGCCGCACCCGGCCCTGCAACAGGGCGACTGGGTAACGGTCGCCTCCCCGGTGGTGAACGGGCAGACGGTCACCCTGAACGGGAAGGTCAAAACCATGCACCTCCAATCAGCCGGCACCACCGTTGCCGCCATGACACTGACGGTGGAGTGCACGTACGCGGATGTGCAGGCCGCGCTCGGGATGGTGAACCGTGGCTAACCTCTCCGGCCTGGTCGCCAAGATCCCGGGCGGGGGGATCAGCCGCAAGCAGGGCATCATCACTGGCACCCCCACCGCCCTAGCCCTGAACGTGGACGGGGCCACGGTCCCGTTCCGCTGCCTGGACCCCGTCACCGTGCAGGTCGGGGACACGGTCGCCGTGGACCTGGTCGCCGGGCCGACCGGGCAGGCCGAGGCGTGGGTCATCGGCCGGCTCACCTCCTCGTTCCGGCCCGCGACCGGCACCGTCAAGGTCGTCCCCGCCTCCTCCCCGTCGATCACGGTCACCGGCACAGACGGCAAGGATTACACCGCGTATTTCATCACCTCGTACACCCCCGTGGTGGGGGACAACGTGGACCTGTCGTGGGCTGCGGCCATCCCATTCGTCACCGGCAAGGTCGGCACCACCGCCACCGTTGTTCCGGCCCTGCCCGTCGCACCACCACCCCCACCACCACCCACCGGGACAACACCCTACCCGGCGGCCGACGCGGCCACCTTCAACGGGGCCTGGTCCGGTGGCGCGATCCTGCAGGGCACCAACAACGGGACCAACTCGGGGGCCTGGTTTTATGCCTCTTCCCCCACCGAACTGGCCGGGCGCACGATCACCCGGATCCGTTTCACCCTCGCCCCCAGAACCACCGCCGGCGCCTACTTGGCGGCGGCGACGGTGCACCTGTACGCGCACACCTCCGCCACCCGCCCGGCCGGAGACGTGTCCCGCACCATGGGCCCGTTCGATGTCACCCTGCAACCCGGCAACGGCCCGCTGGTGGTGGACCTGCCCCTTTCCTGGGCCCCGGTCCTCACCGCCGGGGGCGGTATCGGCATCAGCGGCGACCCCTACACCGGGGTCGGCGGCCGGGACACCGCACCCGACACCGGACTCTTACAAATTTCCTGGACCCGTTAGGAGCCACCCATGCCTCAAACACGGCCGAACAAGGCCACCACCCCGATCAACGCCGACGCCTACAACCTCACCGCCGACCTGGCCACCATGGCGGATTCCCTGAACGTGATCATCAAGGTCGCCTCCCAGTCCGAACGGGT